TTTTTTTGTGTTTGAAATCTCATTCCTAAGATGTTCCTAACATCATTTCCTAACATGATTTTGGTAATCTGAATAAAAACTCACTTTTTCTGCCCCCCACCACTGGCACGATTTCTGTTTTCCGGTCATATCTGGCTGTTTGAGCCGTATTCTTATGCCCTGAAATAGCTTGCTTCTCTTCGAGTGTTGCCTCTAAGTCGGATATTCCCTTTGCCTTTAAATCATGAAACGTGAAATCAAAATTCAATTCAGGAAATGTTTTTGCGGCCAGTAATTTTGCATTGCGCCACCGACTATTGAAACCATCTCTTGTGTAACCATGCCCTGACTTTTGATGCAGCACATAAATACTGCTCACTCCTGGTGCTATTTCTATTTCTGAATGGAACAGGATTTTGGGGTAGGGTCAATTTGGTAGTAATGCTGGTACTGGTTATTTTTCATCTGGTGCTGTAGCGATACCATTGGGTGATAATATTGTAGTATGGAGTGGTGGGTCTTTCGTTATTCATGCCGCTCCCGTAACTGCTAACTCATTTCCCTCCGCATCCAGTATTACTTCCGCCCCCTATAGGGTTGTTGTATGGACAATTGATGGATTGGGGGCTTAAACATGAGAATATACTCAGAGTTGGGAACCAATGTTGAATATATCAGCTATTCAGATGCGTTTCAGTTACCGGAAAATTGCATTGTAATGAATGGCCCCAGACCAGATCCGACTTACTACGCAAATGAAAATGGCGAATGGTTAGTTGGCCCCTCACCGCAAGTGCAGCAACAAATGGTTATTGAAGCCCGAGAAAATCAGACAACTATTTTATCACAGGTATCCGACATGATAGGTGCGTTGTCAGATGAAATTGAGGGGCTAGAAGATGGTGGCGATGATGTGCCAGATAAACTCCGCGCCGACTTAAAAGCATGGAAACAGTATCGTGTGAAAGTGAAAAACATCGATGTTTCTCTTGTACCAGATATCGAGTGGCCAGTGTCACCTGATGCTGTTTTAACAGAAGCATAA